TCACTCATCATCTTCTGTTTCGTACTCCACATCAGAAAGCCTGACCTCAAGTTCTAAGGACGTCGTGAAGCCGCTATTATTCAGAAAGTGAGTCACCTTAGTGATTGTCCAGTCCTGCTCGTCTATGACGCGCTTAAAGCCTGACACTTTAACCGGTGTTTCCGTGTAAATATCTGCCCGACCGGTAGCCAGGCTGATGGAGAACTCCGCCACACCCCGTTGCAGTTTATCCCACTTCGCCTGAGCGGCGCGCATGGCCTGCGCTTTCGTGGCATATACCGTGGTCAGGGCAAAAACGTTGTCAGCCTCACCGGCCATGTATTCACCTTCGCGCGCTTCCGGTACTTTTGGCGCTTTCTTCTGCGTGACCGGTTTCGCTTTCGGGTGCTCCAGTGCGCGCAGGTGTTTTTCTTTCTTTTTGCGTTTCAGTTTTACCTTCTGCTTTTGCGGCTTCGGGTCTTTGGTGTGTAACCACTTTGCCGTTACGCCTGTGTAGGCTCCGCGGTCAGCAATCGAAAAATGATGACGGTCACCGTCGCTGCGGGTGATGGTAATCTGCGGGATTTTTTTACCGCTGGCAGTCACCCCCAGCCCCGCTTTGAGAAACAGCAGTTTTCCCATTTTTACCGACACCTCACCGCCGTTGCGTTCAGCAAGACGGGTCAGGAATTTCGCATCGGACTCCTGCGACTGGTCGATGTGCGGGATTTTAATTCCGGCCAGTGACGGCGCGACACTGGCTTCCAGCCTGTTACGGGAGGCTATTGCCTCAACAATCGCACCGAGCGTGGTGTCATGCCAGGAGCCTTCACGGCGGGAATTGAGCGTCCCGCGAAAATCTGCACTCCGGGCGCGGATGGTGACCACATCCGGCGCGCCCCGGTGTTCAACCTCATCAACGGTAAATTTCCCTTTGCATACCAGGGCAAAGCCTTTCCAGCCGATATACACCGTCAGGACAGCGCCACGAACCGGCAGCCCGACCTGCCCGTCGGCATCGTTCAGTTCAATATCAAGCTGGTCAGCCTCAAAGCCCCGGTTATCCGTCAGGGTCATGCTCATCAGACGGTCGCTGATATTGCCGGTAATATCCCTGCTGTCGAGCATCAGCATGTAATCCGGCGTCAGCGTACTGCCTGCATCAAATGTCAGCGCATCCAGCATTATCCCGCCCCCGTCATACCCGTGAATCTGGTCGCCATACTGCCAGCCTTACCGATGAGCGATTCCGCCTGTTTACCGATATCGCCATAAAGCGCGGCCAGTGATTCATCAACGCGGGTGAGCGACAGCGTAAAATCAATTTTCCGGGGGGTGCCGTCTGCAAAGAAAATACTCCCTGTTTCACTCACCTTGCTGATGACATACATGCCGTAAATCATGCCAGTGCCATCCAGCAACGGCCACGCCCGGCCTTCCTCTGCCATCAGCCTGAGCGTGGTCATCGTCAGCTTCCCGCCGGTCAGTTCGGGATAAAGCACGCCGGCAAGCGTCATGTTTTCCTCACCCACACCGAGAAACTGAAAGGCATCCCGTTTACCGATACGGGAATTTGACGGCCAGCGATAATCTGATTCGCGCTGCATGGTCTGATGTGGCAGCGTCTGGCGCATAAAAACAAACATACCTAACGCGAGCATCATTTTTCGTCACCTCCTTAACCGTCATGCATCATGCTGGCACGGGCGCGCGCACGTTTATCCCGCTCGTATTTTTCGAGCGCATCCTGTAACTGGCGGTCAAGCTGTGTCCCCGGCGCAGTACCACCCGTCAGGCTGATGTGATATTCGTTTTTACTCTGGTCCACATAAGAGCGGCCAGCCGGTGCCGTGACCGGCTGATAAGCCTGATAGCCTGCATAAGAGCTGGTCGCCGGAATATAACCACCGGTGCCATACGTGGCGGCATGAGTTCTGGCGGCGGTCTGGTCAAGTGTGTCTGACTCTTTGTTGATAACACCGAGTTTTTCCAGTACCCAGTCAATACCGCTGCGCAGTTTGTTGAACGCATTAAGCGGCAGCATCAGCGCGTCAGCCAGTGCCTGCCCGAACATGACGCCCGTGTCACGGCAACGGTTCAGGGTGTCCTGTGTGGCTTTAACCGGAGCAATCAGGTTTGTAAACCACTGCCACGCGGCCTGTAACTTTTCGCCCAGCCAGTCAAACACCGGCTTAAGTGGCGTGAACAGCTCCCCCACCGGCGCAAATGCCGCTTTCAGCCCTTCAACCACACCGCCAAAGAATGCGCTGACAGGCTCCCAGTATTTACGGATAAGCAACGCCCCGGCGACAATGGCAGCCACCACGGCCACAACCGGCCAGCTAATCGCACCGATGGCCGTCATAACGGCACTACCAACCGTCGTGAAGATTGCCCCCATTGCGCCTGCTGCCGCGATAATGGCATTGATGCCGGTGATAACCGGCCAGGCTACAAGGCCAATGGCACCGATGATGCCAGTCAGCGCCAGTGCACCGCCGGCAATGATGCCGATGGTTGACGCCAGTGATTTGTTTTTCTGTATCCAGCCGTCGAGTTTTAACACATACTTTGTGGCCGTCTGCGTGAGCTTACGCAGCGCGCCTTCCTGCTGGTCAAACAGGTCAGTCCCCACAGCCTCATAAGCGGACTGAAACTCCTTAAAGTCACCGCCGAGGTTATCCTGCATGATTTTAACCAGCTCTTCCGTTTTACTGTCCGAGGCTTTCAGCGTGGCGGTCAGCGTATCCAGTTTTCCGCTTGCTGCCGCTGCCAGTAAAACGTTCGCTGATTTCAGGGCTTCCTCACCAAAAATGGTTTTAAGGTATTCCCCCTTCTGAGACGTTCCCAGCTTGTGTTTATCAAAGCTGGCCTGAATCTCTTTCAGAATGGTGACCAACGGACGCATATTTCCCTTTTTGTCCGAGGTTTTAACGCCAAGCTCTTTGAGTGCATCCCATGCTTTTCCAGTCGGAGCCTGTAATCGGGTGACAACGGCACTACTACCCGTACCCGCCATTGACCCCCTGATGTTATTGTCATGCAGCACACCGGTCATGGCTGCTGCCTGCTCAAGACTTACACCTGCCGTTCTTGCGACCGGACCGAGGTAAGTCAGTGCATCACTGAGTCCCTGAAAATCAGCCGCCGACTTATTCATCGTTGCCGACAACACGTCGCCCACATGGCTGACATCATCATTTGACAGTTGAAAGGATGCCTTAGTCCCCAGCAACAGTTGCGCGTTTTCTTCCATCGACCGCTGATTCGCCAGTGCCATATTCAGCGTGACCGGCGTTGCCGCCTGAATAGCCGCAGCATCTCCACCCGCTTTCGCAATGATAATCTGCGCACCGGCCGCATCATCCGCCGAGGCGGCGGTATTATCGCCGAGCTGGCGCGCCTGCTTGCGGAGCGCGGCCATTTCGGCGGAGTCTTTTGCCACTCCGAGCACGGCCTGCAATTCTGAGTTTTTCTGCGCAAACTCATAACCGGGCATCAGCAACTTAACTCCGGCCATCGTTCCCGCCGCCGCAATCCCCACACCGGCAGCGCCCACCGAGGCCATATTTCCGGCCAGTTCCTTTCCGGCCTGATAACGCTGTTTGACTGCGTTAAGTTTTGCCTGTTGTGCACTGACACGTGCCAGCGCGTCACGCTGACGGTTAAGCTGTGCGGTGGTTTCACTGATACGGTTTTTCAGCCCTCGTTCATCATGCGCCAGATTACGGGTATTAATACCCGCCTGACCCAATTCCTGACGCTGGCGCTGTACCGACAATCTCAGGCTGTTATATTTCGCCTGTAACTCAGACGCATTTTTACGCGCGGCTTCCATTGCCTTTGCCTGTGCATTTGTCGGTCGTTCAGTATTTTTAAACTGGACAGCCAGAGCTGCGGCTTCCTGTCTGGCTTTTTTCAGTTCCTGACCAGTCACGGCGAGCTGTGCACTGGTCTTGCGAAATCCCTCAATACGGGATGCGTGACCGTTCAGCTCGCGCAGTGATTTTTGTGTGTCCCGGATATCCCCCGACAGCGATTTGCTCGCTGTGCGGATGGATTTAAACGGGCGGGATGCCAGGTCAACAGCCCTGAGCAATACCTGTAATTTTACATTGTTACTCATTCGTGTTTCCGCTTCGCCGGAGCGCCTTTTCGCGCCATGTGATGAGTTCGGTCAGGCTCATGGGATACAGTTCTGATGGCGGCCAGTGAAATATCACTGCCACATCCGCCATCAGGTCATCGACCGACAGATTTTTCGGAAACGTCACTGCACCGAGTTCGGCGACAAAAAACCGACCACCTTACCGGCCAGCGCCACAAGGTCAGGCAGTTCCAGTGCGGCGACTTCCTGCTCGGTCAGCATCGGTGCCGTCATGCGCGGCAGCACTTTAATCAGTGCATCGACTTCGGAGTTTGCGACCGCAGCCAGACTGACACCGCGCAGCGTCCCGGCATTGGGTTTCATCAGCGTGACCTGTTCGATAACCTGCTCACCACGCTTGACCGGATTGTCCAGGGTAATCACATTTTCTTTGTTCATGGTTTTCTCACTTCTGAATCGGGGTTAACCGGTCAGCCAAGCTGACCGGATGAAAATCACAGGCCGATATTGCGGCGGTGTTGCTCCAGCCGGTCGACGCCGTTCACCTTCTCAATCATGTTGATGGTGTCGATTTCGACCAGCTCCTTACCGTCCATCGTCAGCCGGAAATAGGTGCAGACCACGGAGATTTTCGACTCGGTGTCTTCTCCCTGTTTACCCTCTCCGGTGTCGATTTCTTTCTGACGTCCACGCATGACCACTTCGACGGCCACCGTTTCGCCGGTATCGTCACGCTGGTAAGAGCCTGCAAAACGAATCGGTACGGCATCCACACCGGTTGCGGCGTAAAGCTCCCAGATAACCGAATCCGGGAAGCCACCGAGCGACCACTCCATTGACAGCGCATCGTCATCAAGGCCGAGGTCTACCGGTGCGCTGCCGTTCATCCCCGCACCGCGATAGTTTTCGAGCTTACGGGTCAGTTTTGGCAGCGTGACGGACTTTGCAACGCCCTGATAGCTGTAGCCGTTCAGAAAGACGTTCATTAACTTGAGTTTGCGCGGCATTGCCATCGGTCAGGCTCCTTAATTGCTGTTAACCGAGGTGACCAGATTTGCCAGGTATTTATCGGTAATACGCTGGCGCAGGGTCAGGTTTTCAAGAGGAGGCACCGGTGTATAGTCGTAGTCGATATACAGTTTTCCGGCCTTGAGGGTTTCCGCATCGTTGGATTCTTCGCTGAACCAGCAGGTCGCATCCACGATATAGCCGTTTGTTTTCAGCTCACGGAATTTGGCATTGATGCCGTCAACGATGTCGCGAATCAGCGTTGCGGTGATGGGCTTGTCCACCGCCCACATGTGCGCCTCAGCCATCGTGTCGGCCAGCACCTGCGCGGTGCGGGTGTAGTTTTCAAAGAGGAACAGCGGGTCATCAGAGCAGGTACGGTTACCCCAGAATCGGAAACCGTCGCGGCGAATCAGCGTAGTGACGCCTGACTCGTTAAGCAGGTCAGCATCGGTGCCGGACTCCTGCAAATCCCAGAATACAGATGCGCTGATGCCGGTAACACCGTTTACCCCGACGTTGGACAGCGTTTTATGCCAGCCCTGCTCCTGGTCGATTTTGGCACGCAGACCCAGCGCACGGGCGGTGGCATACGCGGTGGCGGTGGTACTGGTGACCGTATCCCATGCGAGGAAATCCGGCCAGATGACCATCAGCTCACGCTGGCTGAAATTCTGGCGGTAGGCTTTCACCTCGGAAATGGTTTTACAGCCCCATGCGCTGATATACCCGAAAGCGCGCAGCTTCTGACAGACTGATGCCAGTGCAACCGCCACCTCTTTGGTGTCCAGTCCCGGCACACCGAGAATACGCGGTTTAACACCGGTAACCGACTCCGCCGCCAGCAGGGCTTTCAGTCCGGTGTACTGACCGTTTTCGTCGGTGGTGCCGATGATATTGGAAACGGTCTGCGCAAGTTTCGTTTCTTCGTCATCGCCGTTGCCGTCTTCCACGCGCACGACAACGGTGACCGGTTTTGACTGGTCAGCGATGGCCTGCAACGACGCCGCCAGCGTGCCTTTTTTACCGGCCTTTGCAATTGCGCTCTGCACGTTGGTAATCAGCACCGGTTTATTGAGGGGGAAGGTTTCCGCATCCGCATCGCTGGCCGTGCAGACCATGCCGACAATGGCAGTGGATACGGTGGAAATGACGCGGGTGCCGTCGTTAATCTCCAGCACCTGCACGCCGTGATGATAGTCACTCATCCGTTTAACTCCGTGGTTAATGGGTGCAACTATTTTCTGTTGTGCAGAGCATGAGACGCTATTTGACCTGGCTGGTCAGTGGATGAAACAACAGATAAAGAAAAGGCGGGCAATTCGCCCGCCTGTCCTGATTTGAACTCACTCATTTTCCGACTGACAATTTACATAGCCCAAAAGTTATCAAATCTGACAGTCTGCTTTGAACAAGAAGCGGACATTTGCCTGTCAGGGTATATGCCGCTCTGCGGTTATTATCCAGAATCAAAAATTCATCTGAGTTGGATTACATATAAAACATAGTTACCCCATGAATAACCATTAGCAGATTATCAATTATGTAAATCTTTTGTTTTATGTTCTTTGGCGTGTTGTGACAACAAATGGCTATAGCGTTTAAGCAAAATATTAGAAAGATTAAGCTCATTCATGAAGTGTTCTTCTAATAAGTAACCATCAATATCAACTTTAATATCATTACCACTTTTCATCTTCTGTAACGTAGATTTTACACGCTCCAGCAGGATGCTTTGCTCATGGTAATAGTCCATAAGAAGAGTAACATCCTCTTTATCAAGCTTACTTAATTCGCTGAAGTAGGATTTAAACACTTTATCAGTCTGGTTTAATGCAATCTGTAAGCGAGGCCCCCCTAATGATTTGACATTAATGGCAAAAGGCTCGCCAACAAAATGCTCCGAATTTTCGTCAAAGCCAATATATCTCGTTTTATCAAGAAAAGTGAGAGCGCGATGGTTATTAGCGATTTCATATGCAAACATTGTTCTGATACTGTCCCTCTCAGCCTCCATGCTTATATCATCACGATGATTTGTATAAAATATATTTCCAACAAAGAGAACCATAGCAAGAATCACTGAACTTGCCTCCCAGTTAATATTTTTTAATCGTCGCTTAGTAAACATACCGCACCTTAATTATCAAAAATATTCCTTCAGTGTTATCTGGTTAGCCTAAACCAAGTCATTAAAGTCTGCAGGATATCATATACATAAAATGTATTGATTAGAATTTGCACTAATAAAATAATGCTTTACTAAAATCTACTCCAGACACAGAGCGGCCTGTCAGATTAGGCTTTACTCTGTGCCATAGATACGTTTGCTCACTCCAGAGATCATACAACTTATTGCGGCATTTCCGGCCATTCAGGATTTGCAGGATCCACACGACTGACCAGAACGCTGTAGCGTTCCCATGCTTCCAGTCGGCTACGCTCCTCATCTGTTGCCATGTTCAGTCTGACAGCGCGATCCAGCGGCAAAATCACGGATTCAGCATCTGCTAGAAGTCTGGCTTTCCGGTTTTCTGCCTGCTGCTGCAATTCCTCTGCCGTATAAATGCGTTTAATCACTTTGCCGTCCTTAAACATCCAGTTCCCTGAAATGTCCGCCCGTCGGTTAGCAGTAATATCCGCCACTTCAACAACACTTAATCCATCCGGTCTGATAGCTGTCACATCCTTTTCCACATAGCGGATGATATTATCTTTGTCGTACGCTATTTTTAGCGTGTCATCAGCAAAATACTTTTGTTCTTCGTACCAGTTCTTACCATCTTCTGAAAAAAACCAGACAACATCAAAGTCTTTTGTCAATTGATATTGTTCAACCGTTTTTGGATTACCTGCCGTTATATTTATCAAATGCTGCATAAATTATACCTGCGCCACGTTATACCAAGTCCCGTTAATGTATTTCTGCACCGGTCTGTAATATACGCCACCAATGTTATCGGCAGAGTTTGAGCCGGTATCCTGAACAATAATGCCGGAATATACACACCCGGATGGTGCCTGATGTGTCCATGTCATGCCATTGTTCGCAGGTTTGTATGTGGCAGCACCACCAAGCCGGATATCCCGGACATAGCGGGAATCAAAGTTACCGTAATCCGAGGGATTAACACGCCCCGTAATATTTATGGTTTTATTACTTTGAATGCTACCGGAGACAAAGCGCATAACATGGACGTTATTAGCATAAACATCCAGATTACCGTCGCCATTTTGTTTAAAGCCCGTGTCATTATCACCCAAAACAATCGAGTTACCGCCAAGAGCACTGGATGTTCCGATACCCAGTGCACCATTCAATTGACCTCCAGATAATGACAACGCCCCAACATCAGCAGCAGTTGGTTTAATGTGCGAACTGTAAATTATATATACAGTTCCATCTGTCAGGCCTGTTGGTTTATTCGCTGTATAAGTTGGTGATGTATGAATCGTTACGCTGGCGTTACTGGTATAATCCCACTGAATATTAACACCCGTGGCATAATTACCTATTTCAACATAAACATCATAGGTATCACCGGATGTATTCACCCATGCAAAATTAGTAAATCCAACCGATGTCCGTCGCCATAACGCACCAGTAAGACCTTTTGGATTTCCATTTCCCGCACGAAGAACAAGTTCAGATATACCAGCCTGCATAGGGGAGTTAACATTATATCCAGCACCACCAATCAGACTTATGTAAACCACGGAACTGGCCTGTGGCATGGTTACAGTTGCCAGCCTGAACCATCCTGTACCACCACTAAAAGACATGGTTGTTGAATTTGTTGCACCAATATTGCGCAGGAATAATCTTTTATCAGGAATATCCGCACCGTTCTGATCTTTCTGAAGACGTTTCTCAGCATTGTCATAGGCAGACTTCACCGCTTTTGGTGTTGCGGCGAGCGTTTCAGACGTGCTGTTAGTCGCACTACTGAG